AAAACCCCAGCTAAACCAAATTAGCTGGGGCAAGTAAGCGTTTCGACAATTTACAGAGCTGGGCTTGTAGGCAGCAGACGCACGACTATCGCCGCATATAAGCCAAGAACCATTCCTTGACTCAGTAAGTGTCTCATATGGCGCGGAATCGTCAATCGCTATTTTGCGGGTCGCGCCCAAAAGTTATGTTTCTTTCAGCTCGTATGTCTTGGTTTTTCCAGCACCAGATTTCGCCATTTTGTTGAAAGCAAACCCAGATGAGATCATGCTCTGCACCATAGTCGATCACCATGTTAGCTACGGCTTTCCCCTTGGGGGTTACGACTGGTATTACAGGGTTTAGTTGCATCATCATTTTCAGTTCCTCGGTGGTTCCATTGTCATTGGATTTAAATCGCTTTCAGGAATGCGCCACATCGAGATCGTTTGTGAAACTCGATCTGTCAGATACCTATCTTGCATAGCATCGCTTCCTTTGATCCACCCGCAAACCCGATAGTTTGGGGCAGACCCTTTGACAAGATAGTAGTAGTGGTTTGGGTTGTCTTTCTTGTAGATGAGCAATCCGTAGTGCTCTTTGCGAGCTGCTCGGACGCCTATGTCATTGCCTAAGTCTGCCTTGCCATAAGTGTTGACGCTACCTTCAAAGTGCATCCCCAAGGCCCTGGCAACGCAGATTTCGCCCATTGCTCCTTCAATGTGAATGTTGATCGCAAGGCCATTGTCTTCTGTAAAGCCTTCAGTTGGCTTGGACCCTTTCTTGGTCGAGGCATAATGCCTGATAACACCAACATTGGCAGCATTCAACATTTCAGGAAGACTGAGAGTTATCTGCATTTTTATTGGCCCTCGCCAGAGTGTAATGGCATAGCTTTGAATGCTCAGCGCAGTAGGATCTACCTGTTTTCTCCTTGCCGCAAAACAAGAAGTCCTGTGGTGGGCCGTCGTTAATTATAAATCGGCATGACCTTGCTGTGAGTTTATCAAACTTTACCGGTTTTCCTACTGGCGCGGTTACTTCCTCACAGATCATCATGTTGATGGGATCATCGACGGGATCTGTGGTAACCTTAGGTAAAGATATTAGCTTGTCTTCAATCTTATATAAGCTAAGCTTTGGATTAGATTGCGCATTTAGAATCGTCAAACGTTCTTTTTCAAGTTGATGGGTGTTGGACCTGATTGCGTCAAGTCGTTGAATAGCATTTTGTTGGCTTATTTTCCCAGAAAATTTAAACCGGTGAAGTTTACCCGCAACTGCATTGCGGGTAAGTCCTAGTGTTTTGGCAATCTGGCTCGCAGGAAGACCTTTTTCCCACAATGCAATCATGCGGCTATCAGTATCCTCGGTCATTTTGGTTCTCCATCCAGATCTGCCCTGTACATGTAGGGAGCTGCCTTAAGAGCCTGCTCAATGCCATATGGATCTTCTTCTGTAATCAGCTCTCCAGCAAAGGCCATGTAGTTAACGCCATCGATATAATGATCAGGGTTTTTTCTATCAGAGACCAGGCGGGAGAGCTTTACAGCATGAAGCACTAGGGCAATATCATGCGCTGTTAGGGCTATGCCCGTGATAATTGTCGCGATCTGAGCTACGTTTTCCATTCCAACACGCATGTCACCATACTTTGAGTTTCGGTTGTTGAAGATCTCTGCCGAGTTTTTCATGATGCTATAGTAGTCCATGGATATCTCCTTCGATTAGTGTCTGATCCATTAACGCGGGCTATGCGAACGCTTATGCACATCGCCGTCTTCATCAGAGTCAAAGTCCATAAACTCTTGGGCCTTTCCAATCCATGATGTATTCACGATGATTTCGCCTCGATCTTGCCACCACATCTCCCCACTCATGTTTTTGCGTTTGTAAAACATGCGAAATATGATGAACTCAACACGGTTCAAAAGAGCACATAGCTCTTCCTGAGATTTGACTGGGTGTTCCAGTGTCATCTGATGGGTGTCCATGCCACTCGCACTTGGCATATTCATTGTGACTAAGAATCGCATGCATCCCCACCTTTGTTACGTAAAACCACTGTTCCATCCATGCGTTTTTTCCACTTTGAAAAACGACCACCTGGCAGTGGAGATTTTGATTTTGATGCGCCTATATGGTTCTGGTGAATTCTTTTCACCTTAGCAATCATAGGCATGTCGACAGTGCTAGTATGAACCCTATGGCACTTCCTATGAGCAACCAGCCAATTGCTCTCATCATCTCTACCACCGGCTTCCAAAGGAATGTCATGGCTTACGTCCCACTCTTGGCCAGGGGACACCTTCATACTGCATAGATGACATATGCCCTCATGCCGCAAAAAGATGTCAGCCCGTGTTTTAGCTGTTATGCGTACACGCTTGATCAATGCATGCTCTCGGCTTCGTTGTCATCGTGAAAATAGCTATTGATGCTATTTACAACATTGTTGAGAAACGTCGCCGTCATTGCCTTAGCAATAACAGGTCCGCGATCATCATCGATGACCATGATTGTAAAGCAGTAATTGATAACAGCGATTGCTGTGGGCTCATCTAGTTTTCCCAACATGTTCAGTATTTTTTGGCCCGTTTTTTCCACAACTTTTGCTTTGTCTTCTAAGTTTTCCATTACAGCCTCATTTCTGCGCGTTTTGATGCTTCTATTGATTGCCATTCAGAAAATTTCATACGGATGTATTCCATCTTTACCTTTAAGAACGCTGCCTTTTTGCGAGCTTCAACCATGTTGGTAACAAACTCAGTCCAATCTGGTGATGCTTTTGTCTGCATCTCAGCGCGGCTGACTGGCATGTCACCCAGAGAGAGCATCATGCGAGCCAGTACTGCGCTTTTGGTTTCTTCCAATAGAGACGCAGCAGAGTCAGCATCCACATATGCTTTCGCAACAACACGAAACTGTTCTGAAAGCAGGGGGTCGCTGTTCATATCCTACTCCTCAAAAAGGAATTAAATCCTCATCCAGATCAACAGCAGATGAAGACTGAACCTGAGATGCCGTGGGGTTCTTCTGCTTAAAGGCTAGGCTGACCCACTTCTCGCCATTTTTGTCAGTCTTTGTCCATGCGTTGATCCAGTACTCAATCCCACCAATCATGGCATTCCCCGTCAGGGGTGGAGAATTCTCGTTTTGCTTGCGAGTGTTTTTAAAGACGGCCCCGCTATTATCTTTCTGCTCAAACGCCATCATATTTCTCCTTCAGTTGAATAATCTTGCTGCCTAGCTCGCTGATAAAAGTAATCACTTCTCTCTCAAGCTCAGCAATTGCTACGTTATCTCGCTCCACACGCTTGACGAAGATCCGCATCCCTTCAGGCATGCGGGGATCGTAAGACACGAAGTCGCACCATTGGCGACCTGTACAGGCCATCTGCCACTGAATCTGAGTGACGTAGCGCCCTGGCACAGATTGTCCCAAAAGGGTCTCGATATGCGTGGCGGTTATTGGACATTTGATCTCGACAAGCCCATCGTCGCCAATGAGCCCGTCTGGAGATGCCCCCGCCATAGGGATTGCGTTGTGGGGAGCGAAGCCAAGCTCGACCACAAGAGAGCCAGTAGCCCCCTCATAAGCTGATCTAGCTTGCGGCTCAACCTCGACTCCCCACTGCATTGCGGCGCTAGAATAGGAGGCCCCCTGCATCCCAGTCAGACGCTCGCAAATCAATTCAGCCATATAGTTCATGCGACTGGTGCTGTAGCCAGTCTTGGTCTTGGCGACGATGTCTGCAACACGAGACGCTGTCACCTTGCCAAGTCTGGCAGCGAACCACTCAGGGCTGCGCTGCTCCATCACTTCACCGTCTTCTTTGGACGACCCACCTTGCGCTTCACAGGCGCAACAGAAGCCTTCTTCGGGGGATTACCCTTGCTCTTCAACGCAGCATGAACCTGGCCCATCACATCGATATTAAGGGCCTTGGCTGCTTTCTTGATGGCAGTTAACTCCGCATTTAGATCGTCAATTTCTTTCTGTGCATCGCCAAGGGCTTCGGTGACGATATCAAATTCATGTTGCAGATCCGCAAGCTCATCGCTTTGGTCGCGAATTGTAACGATCAAGGAATCGATGATGATCTTGTTGTTGTCAGCGAGCATGGTTTCAAGATTAGGCATTATTCTGCTTCCTTCTTATCTGCGGCGGTTGCGATAGCCTTCAAGTCTTTGATGGCTTCTGGGGTTAAAAGTTTGCGTTCAGTTGCATCTAAGCCGCGCCAGAAAGCGTTGAGGGCGTCAAGGCCTTTCTCAGCCTCTCCCTTGGCGCGGATAGCTAAGTCTGCCACTGCTTTGGGATTGGGCTCTGCGACAGGCTTAGCGGTCTGGGCCGCATTGCCGTCGTCGTCGTCCGCAGCCAAATTGGCGATGGACATGAGGGCATACCGGCGGGCGTAGGAAATCCCGCTGCCAATTGGGTGCGGCTCATGCTTAACCGGCATGAACAAGGTCTCCGACATGAACTCGCCAGAGCAATGCAAAAGCATTGTCTCGACCTCTACGCCGCCGGGGACAGTGCGTGGAAACTGAGCGACTGATAGACCGTTGTCAGCGAACGGTTGACGGACTGCAGCGCGCACTGAGGCAAGATCCGCATACTTGGACTTATAGAAGTCGTTCTTGACGGTTTTGGCAGCATCCTCGATCTGGCCCTGCGCAATAGCAAGGGCTGTGGCAAGTTGCGCGATTTCTTCAGACATTTTCATTGTACAGCTCCTGTTATGACCACATACCTTCGCGAGCGCAGTCGTCAAAAATGTCGTCCATCAGCTTCTTGTCGCGATGTAGATCGCGTAGCAGCTCAACAGATGGATGCCAGTTGTCGGGGCGACCCTGACGGTAGTCATGCTCAACCGATATGCCGGTCTCGCCGTTATGGACCGTCAACTGGAAAGCCCAGATGTAGGGCATGCCGTCTACATGGTCGATCTCAATGTCCAAAGCACCGGTCAGATACAGGTGGTCAGGCATTTCGTATTCGTCTAGCTTGTATTCGATTGGTACCAGGTTCATGTCTCTCTCCCGTTGTGGGGTGTCTCTTTCTCGCATGCCACCCGATTCGTGTCAACAAACCATTTGACTTATTTTTAAAATACCACCATATTCTTGACATGACACGCAAACGCACCACCGCACTGATCGAAGTCATCCTCCACTACGGGTCGCTCGCGTCCCTGGCGCGGGAGCTAGAGATCACAGTTCAAGCCGTCTCTGCATGGAGCCGGGTTCCCTTCAAACATCTATCTCGGATATCCAAGGATACCGGGATTCCGCGCCAGAGATTGAGACCTGATCTCTATGAAGACATGTAAATCATACTACAGGCCCGTAGACCCTCTGACAGTTGAGGCTTTATGGAACTTTGGCATGGATACATATGAGATAGCGTTGCGTACAGGGTTTAGAGAATCAGAAGTCTACCGTCATCTGGCGCGCTATCTAGACAAAAAATGGTTGGAGCGACATCATGATCAAGATCATCCTCGCGCTCCCACCTAGTGTGAACCGGCTATGGCGAACGACATCAACAGGCAGAATGTACAGCTCCCCAAAATACACAGCGTGGAGGAAGACAGCAGTTCAAAACGCAAGCTTGCAAGCTGGTCGCCGGAAGATCACAGGGCCGTACAAGCTCACCTTAGAGGTGGTCAGGCCAGACAAAAGGAAAAGGGACCTCGACAATTTGCTAAAAGCAGCATCTGATTGTCTAGTTTCTGCTGGAATAATAGACGACAGTCAATGTGAACACATCGAAGCCAAATGGGTGAGCAGTCAACATCCCTGCACAATCACAATAGAAGAGATCAAACATGAAAATGAAGCACTACTTTGAAGCCCAAAATGACCGTTGGCATGAGCAATACCTCGCTGGCGAGAAACTTGTCAGTGAGCTTGAGGATGCTCTACGTCATGTCGAGATGATCGCTCTTCAGCACATTACAGATGATGCCGCTAAAGATGCCATCAAGCAGATTGTTGACAAAGCCTGGCGCGGGGCAAGGTCATGACAGATGCCGAGACGATTCGGGGGCTACGGGAGCGCATTGAGGAGCTTGAGGAGGAGATCCGACAGCTTCGCGCAGACATGGTGCAAACTGATCCCTTCTTGATGGGCATCTTAACGCGCCAAGAATCGATTGTTATGCGTGGCATCCTTAGCCGTAAGGTCGCCAGCTACGTTTATCTTGACCAGCTTACCATGGAGTCATGCAGGCTTGGCAGATACGACACCAGCATTCACGCACAACTTCGCTGCAAAGTAGCCATCTACAAGATCCGCAACAAGCTCAAACCCTACGGCATCGAGATCAAGACGTGGCGCGGCATTGGCTACTATCTAGATGATGAGAACAAAGCAAAGCTCAAGCAACTTATGGAGAAGAAGTGATGATCGACGTTAACAAAAAGTATCGTACCCGCAATGGTCTTGAAGTTCGCATCTATGCGACAGATGGGTATGGACCATATTTTGTGCATGGTGCCGTTCTTACTGAAGAAGGGTGGTTTCCAAGATGTTGGACAGAACAGGGGGAGCTATCACATGCGCGATTAGCTCATTCCGCACATGACCTCATCGAAGTTCGCCCCCGCCATATGCGCACGGTGTGGTTGAATGTTTCTGCACATAACGGCGCTATTGGTTACGAAACAAAAGAACTGGCAGATGAATGGGAAAAGTTGGCAAATCATCGCCGCATCGCCTGCATCAAGGTCGAGTTGGATTTTGAAGAGGGAGAAGGGCTGTGACTGACGTCCCCAACTCCATGCTGGTCCACTGCGGTCCATGCCGACATGAGTGGATGGCATTAAAGCTGCCAATGCCAATGCACGAAGCCACAGAGATCATCGCTAAGATGTGCTGCCCTAAGTGCGGCGCAACATCTGATCGTATCTATTGCGGTCCAGTAATTAACACATCCGCAGAACGTGTTAAAAAAACAGGAGAAAGTTAACATGAGCGATGATCTTGTAAAACGGCTGCGCAGCCCTAATGGGCCATTTAACTGGGAAGATGCCGTTGCAACTTACCTTGAAGCCGCCGATAGCATTCAGAAGCTGGAGGCGGCGCTGCGGAGCGTTCTCCAGTATCGACTGACAGATGAAACGTGGGTCAAATTAGGGTTTGATCCTAAAAAAATCCGTCTTGAATTTGATGCTGCCCGCAAAACACTGGAGGGGAAAGATGACTGACGTAGAGCTGTTGCGGGAGTACGCCGGATTTAGCGGGACGCCGACTGAAATGCGGTCTGTTCTTTTGTCGTCTGCCGACCGCATCGAGAAGCTGGAGGCGGCGCTGCGAGACATCGTAAATGAACGTGGAATTTGCGGGCATTGCGGTAAATTGGCATCAGGGAATGGGAAGCGCGCATATGTGATTTGTGATGAAACAGTCTTGGGATTCAAAGGGCCATGCCATTGGACGCCGCAAGACCCTAAAGACATCGCTCGCAAAGCACTGGAGGGGAAAGATGACTGAATACATGCAGATCTTATTAAACATATGTTTCACGATGGTTACGGGGTTTGTCATCGTTGGATGTTTTAGCGCGATGGTGTTCATGGCGTTGATGCTTTGGAACATGATTAAAGACTTCATCGACTAGGAGAGACGCTATGGGGAAGCGATCAGACTTTAAACGTAGGCCAATGGATTTCTACGCCACTCCAGAAGAAGCGGTCTTGCCATTGCTTCCTTATCTGCCGCGCCAGACGAGGTTCTGTGAGCCCTGTGCTGGCGAGGGGCATCTCATCCGCCATTTGGAGAAGCAGGGGCATCAGTGCGCCTCTGCGTTCGACCTGAACCCAGAGAGCGTGTACCCAGAGTTAGACGCGATGTTTCTTATGCCTTCTAACCTTGGCGCGGCGACTGCAATCATCACGAATCCACCCTGGTCAAGGGACATCCTGCATAACTTGATAGATAGGTTCACGGCGATAGCCCCAACTTGGCTGTTGTTCGATGCTGACTGGGCTTTTACGAAGCAGTCGATCCCCCACATGGAATATTGCCAGATGATTGTGGCGGTGGGCCGTGTGAAGTGGATCGAGGGGTCGAAGCATACTGGCAAGGACAACTGCGCCTGGTACAACTTCAGCCATCCCAAGCATCTCTATCCTGAGGTGTCCAAGACAGCCTTTATAGGGAGAAAATTCCATGATTAAAGTTCTATCTTTAGGCGCGGGGGTGCAATCAACCACATTAGCGTTGATGGCTGCATCTGGTGAACTTGGAGAAATACCAGATTGCGCTATTTTTGCCGACACTGGAGACGAGCCAGCGGAAGTTTATCGCCATTTAGAATATTTAA